AGTTATCAGGAAGTGATGTGATTTTTGTATTTTTGAGGGATAAACTCCCTTGAACAGTTAAGTTATTCGGAAGTGATTCGATATCTGTACCATTGAGGTCTAAATTCCCATCAACAGTTAAATCATCAGGAAGTGATTTGATTGGTGTACTATTGAGGTATAAACCCCCGTGAACAGTTAAGTTATCAGGAAGTGATGTGATTGGTGTACTACTGAGGTTTAAAGTCCCACTAACAGTTAATTTATCAGGAAGTGATGTGATTGGTGTACGGGTGAGGCTTAAATCCCCCTGAACAGTTAAGTTATCAGGAAGTGATGTGATTGGTGTATGTTCGAGGTATAACCCCCCGTGAATAGTTAAGTTATCAGGGAGTGATGTGATTTTTGTACGGGCGAGGTATAAATCCCCAGCGACAGTTAAGTTATCGGGAAGTGAATCGATATCTGTATAACTGAGGCTTAAATACCCACCAACAGTTAAGTTATCAGGAAGTGATTTGATTGGTGTACTATCGAGGTCTAAATCCCCAAAAACTTTAGTTACTTCTTTTCCTTGTAACAATAACCCTCTTGCTTCATCACCAAAATAGAAATCTCTATCTGTGTACCCGATTAATTCATCTGGATTGGAATGGAATTTATAGAGGTTCATTTGTGAATCTTCCCTTTAACTGCTAATGAACTTGGTAAGTTGTTCTTGTCTAAGTTTGGTGTAAAACCGAGGTATAAATCCCCATGAACAGTTAAGTTATCAGGAAGTGATTTGATTTGTGTATCACTGATGTTTAAACTCCCTTGAACAGTTAAATTATCAGGAAGTGATGTGATATCTGTACCATCGAGGTATAAATGACTACCAACTTTTAAGTTATTCCCAAGTGATGTGATTGGTAAATTTCTGAGGTCTAAATACCCACTGACAGTTAAGTTATCAGGAAGTGATGTGATATGTGTATATCTGATGTTTAAATCCCCCTGAACAGTTAAGTTATCAGGAAGCCAATAAACAGGTGATGTGATTGGTGTACCATCATCATAATGTCTTGTATGGAACTGTAAATCATCAACAACGACTTTAGTTACTTCTTTTCCTTGAAGTATTAATTCTTGTGCTTCATCACCAAAATAGAAATCTCTATCTGTGTACCCGATTAACTCATCTGGATTGGAATGGAATTTATAGAGGTTCACAATACATACTCTACGTCAATCTATTCCAAATCTTCTGTAGCATTGGGTACATATCAGAGTATCTTGCTTTACCTGCACGCATTTGCAACATCAACCAACGTAAATTACGTATCTTGTCAAACGATGTCATTTCGTCGTACAGATGTAATTGTCTGCGAACACGTTGGTGGTCACTGGATAGACCTCTAATTGTTCTCATTAATAATAAAAACAATTGATGATAATCGTCTTCGTCAACTCTACCACCTGCCATATCCCTTAAAATACGTCTAATACGTAACTCAGGAATAGTAATATCATAACGTGTTATCAACTTATCTGAATATTTTTCTTGGTTTAATAGCAATACAATAGCGTTGTACATATCTGGTTGTGTAGTCCTAAACCCTTTAAATGTAGGCTGACTCATAATATCACGTGCGTATTTAATTGCAGTTGCTCTATCTTCGTACCATATAAAGTTAAGAGCAAAAAACATGTTTAACAATAATATTGCTAAGTCATCTGCTTTCGTGCCATCAACAAGATTTAGATTTTTGAAAATCCTTGCTTCTTTTAATTCACCAAAAAATTCAAAATTACTCATACTCGTCAAACCATTCTTGTGTTTCGCTATTATGTAGGAACTCCAAAGTTCCTGTTCCTTGTTGTCCAACACGCATGGGAACATCTCTTCCTCTCATAGATTCTAACTTTCCTGTATTTTCAACAGGTGTATCATGTAAGCGAACTTGTAATTCAGAATCATCAGTGTCTCTGTACCAGTATCCGTTAAACTTAACCCAAACTGTTCCATCATTCGCTATTATGTACTTCACAGGAACAATCTTTCCTGGTTGTAACATCTCATTAGGCAAATAATCACCGTAATCTATTATTTGTTTTTCTTGTGCAGGTTTTATTAAACTCAGAGTCATTAACTTTGACATATACTTTAATGCAATCCCAGAAGTTGAATTTTCATCAGACGATAAATCAACTAATTGTTGTATTGCTTTGTCTGATTCTTGGTTAGGAGATACATGCATATCAGAGTAAACTAATTCTTGCAACAACGACGTTAGTATTGATTGAGTGGGTGTTTGTTTTAAATGTGATAATTTATTATTCCACTTATCAAGCCATTCCTTTGCTTTATCTCGCAATCTAGAATCTTGTGTGCCACGCGCAATAGCATCGTGTATAGTCATAGAACTAAGTCTATTACTTAACGTATTAAAATAAGTATCTGCAATCGCGTCGATTACAACTTCATTTACTTTCATTAATCTTCTTCAAACTACGTTGGAATTTACGACCGTCTCTAGTTCTAATAGAATTAAGAAATTTACGAGTTAGGTTATCTGCTTCTTCTGTGTTATATGATTCGACAACTAAATCTAAAAGTCTACCAGCACTTTCAATTAAGTTATCAGCACGACTTCTAATAATATGCTTTTTGTCTCTATCTATATGCAAATTTTCAAGTTCTTCTAGAATACTTCTCGTTCGTTTTTGCATAATGCAACCTATTAGTGTTTAGTATATTTATCTGGTATTTAGGATTTCTGTTAATCTTTTCATCTTAGCAGTCATAGTAGCATCTGCCTTAGGAACTACCTTATCTACTTCAACTGTAATAGGTTTACCAGATTTTATATTGTCCATTATTGCACTTGATGTTTGTTGTATTGAATCACTTGGCTCTATACCAGTATCGATTATTCGTAACGTGTTTGCATCAAATAATAAATCAATTTTTTGTCCAACTCCAGCACTAGACCGTGTTTTCATCAATTGTAATTGATACTTACCTTGTTCTCTCATCGCGCTATTGGTGAATATTCCAAATACATTATCAGCAGTGTTGATTTTGGAAATACCACCGGAAATATGACTATGGTCGAATATCGTTTCCTCAACTGCTCCTCTATTTAACTGTGATGCAGTCACCATGATAATATCCAATTCCTTTGCTAAATTGCGAATCTCCTCGGATACATACTTGTCCTTGATGAACAAATCACTCGGACTCACTTTGGTTGAAACTGGCATTAACAAATCTAAATAATCAATACACATGCACTCAATCTTCATGCATTGTTGTACTTCCAACTCTTTAATATACGCACGTATGTCATTAATAGTACTTTGCGCTGGTAAATATTTAATACGTAATTTTCCAGAATTCTTTGCAATCATTTTGACTTTCAAATCAACGTCGTCAATATCTTTGAAAATTCTACTAGATGCAGTATCAGTTATCATTGAGTCCATACGCATACTAGTTAAATCTTCACTTAACTCGAGTGTTATGAATACACAATTCTTACCAGACTGAACCCAATTAATTATTAAGTTTTGCATGAACAATGATTTACCAGAACCAGAACCACCTGCAAATATCTGCAATTCACCTTTGTTGAAGCCACCATATAATTTCTTATCTAACGTTTGCCATCCTGTACTTGTTTGTCCATTTTTATTTTTAATAGCAAGTAGTCTTGACTTCGGGTCTGCAAAATAATCAGTACCCATATCCTTTGTTAAACTAATCTGAACAGCATCCTTGATTAGTTTTTCAACAGGGTCATAATCACCTTTCTCTAATAAATCAGCACTACCCAAAATAGCACGTTCTAATTCTTGTCTTCTAGTAAACCCTTCGAACTCACTAAAGAACCAATCGTAATGACCGTCATCCAAATCTGTTGGTGGGGTTAACTTAGAGTTAGTTACAGCGTTTATTTGGTCAAAAGATGGTAGCACTCCGTGTTCATTTGAGTGGTCGCTAATCATATTAGCGACATCATGTAACGATTCATCGAAATTATCTACATTATAAATATTCTGTACGCGGACGAAACTCTGTGGGTCATTTAACATCATCTCCAAAAAGAACTTCTGTACTTCTCTGCTATACTCTTTCAATTTTTTTCTCTAATTTTATTTTTGTCAATACTTTAACCTTTGCACCACGATTGGCGTTCTTTATTATTTCCAATAAAGTTTTAATCTTACCATTCCTTACTATTGCATCATTTACATCTTTGATATCATCGTCCCATTCGGGAATACTAACACTAAACCCATGTTTAATAGCATCATCAATCAACTTCAACCCTGCCTTATCCTGGTCAGGTACCACAATAATATCACGGTACAGCCGTTTCAATTGATATGCTTGTTCCTCACTTATTTTATTATGCAGTACTGCCAATCCATCTATACTTATAGCATCCAATATACCTTCTACTACTATTGCATATTTCCATTTATCATCCTGTAAATCCAACCCAAAAATATATCCAGGTTGCTGTTCATTTATATACTTTGGTGTATTATTATCCAAGAACCTAGATGTGTATCCGACTATTTTCCCCTCGTTGGTATAAGGTATTATAATTCTATTCTTGTTTCGTATTCCATCACTAGGTGTTATCATAAACGCATATTGATTGTAGTCTAATCCTCTACCCTTCAAATAATCAACAAATTTACTATCACTGTACGTGATAAGCCTAGCGTTTTTGGGTAACAATATTTCATTGAATGATATATTAAAACCACGTGAATTAATTTGTTCAGAAATTACATCATTTATACTTTTATGTCTAAGGCTATCTAAATTAAACCAGTCAATCTCAGTTTTACTTACACCTAACCATCCTAATAACTCTCTTGCCTTGATACCGACTGGTTTCCCCAGCGTGAACCCTGTTTTGAAATTGCAATTGAAACAGTGATATGACCAATCATGTTCGTTACTTAATAAGATACCACCGCGACCGCGTTTATCTGATGTCTCGTCATTGTGAATGCAACAAACAGCATTGAACGATATCCACCCACTAGGTGATTGTTTTCTTTTTTGAGGAAGAAAGGATAGTATATCTAACATTTTACATATTATATTATACTGTTATATGTTAAGTTATATAATTTTACTGAATAGCATAAAATGGTTATGTTATAATAAAAAGACTCTTAGGCGTACACACGAGAGTCGGACATGGTGAAAAGGAACAAATACAATGACAAAGTGTCATTCAAAAAACCTTTAGTACTAACACAATATATTTGCACTTAGCGTTGTGCTACAGCAGTGCTTCGCTAATTTTTAACAATCAGTAGTAAAGAGTATCGAGGAAGATGTTTTTTACAATAATTGTTGTGCTACTCTATTTCTAGGAACGTTGAGTAAAACGCAGTTCTGTGTACAAAATGACAATGAACATCACAACTAGAAGCACACAAAGTTGTTACAAAGTATACTTCATTGCGATTGGTTGTCAATGGTTTTTATCAATGATTTTGCAATTATTTCATGACCATCTTCATTTGGATGACCACCCCGTTTATAATTGTTATCTAGAATACTTCTAGTATTAATATCATATACGCTTGGGATTCCATCTATTCTAGTTTTTGATAATAAATTAAACTGAAATACAGGAATTTTATACCGTGAAGATACACCATCAAACAACCTCACTGTTGTTTCATAATTTAATCTATACAACTCATCGGATGCAGTCATATTTAAGTAGTGTTTATGTAAATCAAACCAACCCCTATCAACATTTGGACCTGCACTATCCAACCATTGTGCATGTAAATAATTATTCCATGGTGGGTCATCACGACCTCTTTTATGATTCGGATTGTACCAACTAACTCTACTTTCTTCAGTTAATCCCACAACTATCAATGAATTGTTAATATATTCATTCGTGTGGTTATTAAGCCACCATATTAAGTTCCATTGCATTGACTGTAAACTTGAGCCAGGGAATGATAGATTTTCTTGCCGTAGGTTGTAATGTTTTGCGAGAACTCCAGTATAACAGTGCTCTAATCGATATTTGTCATTCTGTGTATAGTGACTGGATATCCCCTGTTTTTTCAATTCTGGGTCTAGTAACTCATCACCGAATGCCCAACTGCATCCAAACGATACAATGTGTTGTGTACTAATCTATTTACTCCAATATTATATTCATCTTTGGATATTCTTCAGTAATTTTTTGGATTAATTTTAAATACTTCACCACTAACTTGTAATGTATCTGGTAAATTATCCTTATCCATATTATCTGCACCATCAAGATACAGTTTTCCCTTTACAGTTAGGTTACTGGGTAAATCCACCATAGGTGAATTATGCAAACCCAAATCACCATTGATTGTTAGATTATCGGGCAATTTAACAATTAAAGAATTACCAATATATAAACTACCACCCAATATAGATAACACATCATCGGGGATAGACGTTACCTCAGTGTTCTCAACCCACAAATCACCATCAACAACCAATGTATTTGGTATATCTCTTAATGGTACATCACATATATAAAGGTTGCCATTGACTGTTAAGTTTTCAGGTAATGAAGTGATATTTGTAGAATTAATTAATAAATTACCATTGACTGTTAAGTTTTCAGGTAATGACATTAATGTAGTATTCCAAAAATTCAAATCCCCATTAACAGGAGATTCAACAGAGAAACCACCCAAAATTAGTTCATTCGCTTTCTTAACATCCATTATCTTAATACCCATCTTTGTGTATCATGTATTTGGCTTTAATGTAGGCTTTAACTATCCCAGAACGAACAATGTCCTCTACGCCAAATTCATTCATAGAAAACCAATTGGGCATTGATTCGAGCACATTAACAAACTTGCGTACATCCTTATCCTTGTCTTTAGAGAAGTCTGTTTGCATGAAATCTCCACAAAATAATGCTTTGGAATTTCTCCCAAGTCTAGTTAAAACAGAATCTGATTCATGTGATGTGCAATTTTGGAATTCATCTAATATAACAATACAGTTATCTAATGTAATGCCACGCACATAGGACGTAATCATAAAACGTACTATACCGTGTTTAACGAGAATTTCATATGCGTCATCACGACCAAACAACTCTGAACATACCTTTCTGTATGGTAATTCGTATACTTGTGATTTTTCGTTTAAATCCCCTGGTAGAAACCCAATATCTCTAGTAGGTACAGCACTACGTACTATGACAATCTGACTTAAATCTGTTCCGCCATTTATTAATTCATCAAATGCTTTAAATAGACTTAAGAATGTTTTACCTGTTCCTGGGTATCCCATTAATATTTGGGATTTTCCTCCATCATAATTATCAAAGAACATTCTTTGTGCATCTGTTATTGGGCTAATATCTGCTAACTTTAAATGCAATTTCGAAACAATACTTGCTCCTGCATTTTGCTTCTTTTTCTTTGCCATTTATTATTTCCTTGTTAAAATTTAGAATTCTTTATAAAATCTTTAAACTTGTCAGTTGATAATGAATTTAAATAATCTTCTACATCTTCCCTTTCTAATTCAGAATCACTATGAATAGTATATAGTCCTGGATTTGATTGCATTCTTGCTCTCATGCGCATCCCGCCAATATTATGATGTAATTCTCCAGTAGTTGATGTTAATGAACCTACTATCTCTTCAGCACCAAACTCATAAAATGTATCTATTGATATTCTATTATCTGCATCAAAGTCATTCATCTCGTACGTAAATACTATATGGTAGTCATACTTAAATAAATTGTTAGAAGATGAATTACCCAATAACTCATCAATGAGTAATTTTCCATTAATAGATGTGTTATTAAAAATGTTGGTTAATTCGCTTCTTTTATCTTCCACTGACTCGTCGTTTTTTAATATATTTAGAATATTATCAGATAGCGGTGTATTATTGATGATTAAGTTCTTAACTGTTAAGTTATCTGGTAATGTTTCAATGGGTGTACCACTGAGGACTAAATTCCCACCAACAGTTAAGTTATTACCAAGTGATTGGATTTGTGTATTTCTGAGGTCTAAATGCCCACCAACAGTTAAGTTATCTGGTAATGTTTCAAACGAGGTATTACTAATATCAAGAGTCTGTTTAACTGTTAAGTTATACGGTAACTCTATTATTGGCGTTCCGCGTAAATTCAAATTTAATACTGTTAAGTTAGGCGAATCTATTCTCGATATATTAGTCTTGGAAAGGTCTAATGACAAATTACCAGTTTTACCTATTACTACCTTACCATTCAATGAATCACCATTAAGAAGCCTCTTTACTGCATCTTCCTGAAATATTACTTTATCGAATCCAATTAATTCATCTGGATTTCTGTGGAGTTTATATAAATTCATTATTTAAGATACTATAGGTAGTATATCAATTACTCCCTGTGTTCCTGCATCATCATCAACAAATGCCAATTCAGTCAATGAATTAAATACACGTTCAATACTATAGTTTGCACGTTGTGTCTCAATTGAAGATAAGTCGGAACTAGTTAGAGTTACCTTTGCTTTTCCGTTTGATGGTATTACTATAGTCAGTGCTTTGCTCATTAGCAAAGAATTTTCACTAATCAGTTTAAAAGTAAGTGTGGTATTTTCCAGATTAATAGGTTTTTGGTCTTGGTTAAGGAATTGAAACTCTAGTACAGTGTCCACTCCCTTAACTGCTTTTAGTATTTTTGAGTACACGTAATTAGTCCTCGGTAAATTAACGCCATAAGTAACATTATGTTCAAATAATGTTACTACATGGCTTTGATTGAATAAATAAATTTTAGTTGAATACATCCAAATATTTATGGAAAATGAGTTATTTCTCAAAATAACAGAAAAATATCCCTTCTTATCAATCGTGCAATACGCAAACGTAGAGCACATTGGTATTATTATGAATCAGGATAAAATTCTTACCACTATGTACAACTTTGGCAACATAGAGAGCGCAGAACTAAAAAAACTATTTTTGGAATTAGGTGAAACGTGGTGGTGGGAATCTAACAGGAGCATACCAATTAACTTATTCTTAAGGGATGAATGGGTTGTGTTTAAAGGTTATAAAACTATTTTTAATAATAAAAACCTTATTATTCTAAGTGGTCCTTGTACCAGTCTAAGTAATATTTCACAAAAACGTTCCAAAAGAAAATCAATTACATTAATTCGTGATGTTGATTGATAATTATATTCATATGCAGTGCAACCAATACAGCATAACTCAATGAATGTGATTTTTTGAAGTAATACTCATCACCAGATGGTTTAATCCATATCTCCTTGGATACTTCTTCCCAACTTCTTCCAATCAAGTACCGTTTTCCAGGTCTTATTAGTGCTAAAAACATTGCCATTTTAGGAATATTATCTGGTTTCATTTGTAATAACGTAGAATGATGATTTCCAATATGGATAATTTTATTACTGTATTCTTCATCCAATAATAATTCCCATGGAGGTTCTTGGGATAATAAACTATTATAGTGTTCCACATCTCTTATGTTTTGGTATAAGTTTACATTCAAAAAGTCTATTTTAAAATATCCACGTTGTTCTGCTTCTTTATAATCTATACCAGAACATTCATGAACAGGGTCTCTTGGTATATCAGTGACATAAACACCACTATTGTGATGTTTGGTTCCATTATTGGATTCCTGCCTAGCAGGTGTGTGTTTAATTATTTTAAGTATTTGATTTCTATCAGGAAAGTCGATATCTACATCTGCGTCCATTTTCATACCCATTTTCCAATCACTCCATCACGATTTAAGTCATTAGTTGCACAATGAATCCCACAATCCCAAAAATACTTATGTCTAAATGGGCTAACATGAACTTCTACACCATATCTAGAACATGCTTCCTCTACGTGGTCGTTATGAGAACTCACTATAATATTTTTCTTATCTACAACTAATATATTAACATTGAATACAGTTTCTGAAACATTACCAACCCATTCATCAAAATAATAATCAACCGTTTTTACTAAATTTTCATCTTCATCAAACCCTGGTAGAAACCACCTTCCCTTATTGAGTCGCATACTAGTTTCAAACTTACGCATATGTGCATAATTGCTATCAGGTAAATACACTACTTCCCAATCTGGAAATGTATCTTTGTATGTAGGTATATCATTTAAACTAATGATTAGCCCAGGAGTAACAGGACAGTATACAGCATCACCATGACCACCAGCATCAACAATATGATTAGTGGTATTCGGAAATAACTCATTAACCTGTTGTAATATTCTATGCTGATTATCATGGTATGTTTGAGTTGCAAAATATAAATCCTCTCCTATTCTACTAACAAAGCACCCATTTATAAAATCCAAAGATGTATAAACAATTTCATTTCCTTGAGATTCAATATGGTTAAAAATATTCGTATAAAAGTTCATTTTATGGTCGAATATTTTATTATCCTGTAACCTAAATCTTCCATACTCATTAAAAAATCCAGCATGGTACTTATTTTCGATAGTCTCTAAGAATATTTCTTCTGTTGGGCACTCACCCCATTCTGGTAATTTGGAATTTCTGTAGAAGGTATGCCAAGCATGGCTAACGTTTGGTATATTTGGAATATAAAATTTATCACCTATCATTAAAAAGTAATCGCGCGGTGCAGTTGGTGGTGGTGTCCATTTTCCATCTACGAACAACTCATTGAAATCACTTGGGAACTCTGGTCTAAATATTTCCACACCAAACTTTCTTAATAACATGATTAGTGATTGATAATCTTCTTCTGTTTCTTCCGCCAACTTTTCAAAATTGATTCTAGTCTTAGTATTGGTAATAAATGAGAAAAACTCTGGTGGGTATGCCTTGCCAACTATACATGTTTTGAGAGTATCCCAATGTTGGTTCACCGAATACATTATATTGTCCTCGTATTATAACTTACCATATTTACCAACCCAACTCCGTTAATGTTTTCATTATATATTTAACTTGAGATTTAGACTTATCCATCTTTATTTCCCATAAGGTAGGATTAACAAACGACCATATGATTTCCATGTGGTTTTTATCTAGTTCATCTAAAAACAATATACCACTTTTGCAATTAAACAGTACCCAAGGACTAATATACCCATTTATTATAAAATAACAAACTGTAGTGGTTTTATTACACCGAATAATATCATTACTGTCTATGTTATTCTCGTTAGACCATTCTATACTATACTCAATCGCTCGTTCCAATGCATCACCGGGTACCTCAGTCATTACTAAGTCATACATATACTCAGTGTAGATATTTGGATTGACCCAATCTTTCAGTTTTAAATACGACTTTTTAATTATATAGTTTACAAACTTCTCAAGATGAATCGTATTCATTGTTAAACAATATCTACCAAATCTTATAAAACCACTATATTCTCTAGAATTTAAGAATTGTGCTAATGTTTTTTTAGTACGGAACCCATTTTCATAAAACGATAAGTAGGAATAAAATCCTATTCTAAAATAAACACTATTGGATTCCTCCAATCGTTCAAGGTATCTTGGAGTTTCATATTTACTTTTGCATTTAGGTAAATGTGTCGTTAATGATTGTTCTCTTTTGTATTCTTTATTACAATATTTACAAATATATGCATCACTTGTTTCCACATTCTTTATCATATTGTCTTAAATCCTTTTTACTAACCATCGTACTCAATATCTCAATATCATCCTCTTTATAGTTTGGATAAATTGACATTAAACGTCTTTTAATATCATCCTTTGGCTTATTGGATACTTTCTTTTTCGTACCTAACCATTCATGTCGTTTTATGCCATTGTTTGGACTAGCACTTGCAAGAGATAACCATTGAAGTTTGGGATGTTTATTTATATCGAATAAATGTATATTAGCATAATGATTCATACTGACAAGATAATAATGTTGTAGAATATTACCACCATTAACACTGGAACCCCATTTTAATCCAAGAAATGCACTAAATCCTTTTTTCTCATCATCCGATAAGTTATCGTAGAAGTTATAATCTTTATTATCAAGTGCATTAAGCATCTTGAAAATATCCAATTTCGGTTTCTGTGCCATTTTCTTTTTACCAAGCCTGTGTGTAATCAACAACTTGGCAATTTCTGGATACATCTTTGATAAAGTACACCACTCTAGGATTATCACCACTTTCAATTGGAATTGCCAAGTACTGACCATTCTTTAGTTTTGGATTGTACCATTGGACTTCGTTGTATACATCAATGACATCAACGGGTAGGAAATTAGCCATATAACTACCCAAGCAGTTGAACTCAAATGCCTTAAAGTTTCTATCGTTAATGCTAGTTAATGCTATTGCCTCTAAATCACCAGTATCTTCCTCACCAATTAGTAAATTCCAATCCATTGGCATCTTAACTACTTTATCGCCAATTTGTAAAACGAGAGCAGGTGATGTAAAACTTTCCAAGAATATCAAAGGAATGAAAAAATGGTCGGCATCCTTTGGGTTACTATTATCAAATATAGCAAACTGCAAATCATTTACTTTCTCTGGTAACTCATTTAACTCATATGCTGTGTTGTCTAATGTATGTATTTTCATAATAGTATTTTAACTTAAAAATAATACTTATCGATATACATACAACCATTACCTATACTTTGGCTAAATTAACATATGTTATTTCCATTCCATCTTTTCCAATGCGTATGGATATTGTGCTTCTCGGTAAAACTTCTTGCGTTTAGTTAAATGCCGTTTAGCAAATCTACATGTACTCGTAATATCCCATATTTGAACTTCTTCTTTATCTTCTGCTTTACGAATACCACGTCCTATCGATTGTATTACTCGCACAAAGGACTTGCCGGGTTCAATAAGTATTAAGTTAAAGATTCTAGGAATATTAATACCTACAGACGCAACACCGTACGTTGCAACAATAATCTTATTATTTGCATCTGCTACCTCATCGTAATGTTCTTTTCTAATACTATTCTTTGTAGCACCACTAACGAATACTGCATCATCTCCCAAGCGTAACGATAACTCCTTTCCAGACTCAACACGGTCAACAAGAACTAACGTATTTCCCGTCTTACTAGCATTTGTTATAATATCCCCCAATGCATCCAAACGGTCTGGATTAGTCAACAAATATTTCAACTCACTCTGGTAATTAGCATGCTCGGCATGGTCAATCAGTTGTACAATCTTTACGTTACATTTTGCTAGTATCCCTTTATCCTGCAATTCCTTTGCGGATACACAGTTAATGACATCACCCAATCCCACATGCATTGATTTAAACGCATAATCTTCCTTCGGTACAGTTCCAGTCAAACCCCACCGAAATGGTATTTTTGACATTGGTCCAGTAAGTAAATTCTTAAGTGCATCTGCCTTTGCGCTATGTGCCTCATCAACCATAACACATACGGCATCTTTCAAAAATTCATTAATTGAAATTTGTGCTTTACCACTTTTGGTATCCTTCATCAAAGTGTTAAGACTCTGCCACGTACAAATAGTATGTGTCTTTTTTTTGTGTTTTTTTTTTTTCTCATAAAAAAAAAAAAACAAAAAAAAAATTACTCA